AACACATATCCATAATGTTAAAAAAGTAGGTAATGCTGAAGTTACAGCCAAGCGCACTAAGCATAAGGGCTTCGATGTGTTCAAGCTTTATGGCACTAATCAGGATGGTTCAGCTTTTGAAGTTAACATTTTCTTGGACTCAGGCCAGAAGATAACCCAGATGGTAGGCGATGCGGGCGATATGGATTCATTCAAAAAGTCTAATCCGGCATTAGGCTATAAGGTTGCCAAGGCTTAACCAGCCGCGAACGTGTACCCTTTCCCGCTGGGGTTTATCGGCGGGTTCCTCCCTTAACTTGCCCCCGTCCATTGTGGCGGGGGTCTTTTTATGCGGCATGCGTTAATATTCCGTGCGGGTTGCTGTTATTGTTGGGCTTTTGTTGTTTTGGGTGTGGTTCCGGAAGCTATGAATATAAAGACCGAAGGACACCGCCCTAAGTTTTCATTGCATCAAACACATGACAAATTGATAACGCGCGGGTGCGCGGGCGGGCATATCTATGAGTTCGGGTGCTTGTTGCTGGGGTTTGGGCTTGTTGCTGGGGTTGCCAACGTTTCGGCGAGGGTGACAAAACAGATAAAAATATGGCTGTGCGCGGGTGCGCAAGGGACACCCCACCCCCCCGACATATGCTATGCAAACACGACATATTTTTTGTATTTTCAGGTTACCGATACGTGTTTCCTGCGAACACGTAGGGAAAACCCACGGGGGAACCCACGGAAACCCCGCGAACCCGTAGTGTGGGGGGAGTATGGGGATGTATCCCGGCGGGCTTATGCCCATTGTACAGTCAAAATTCGCATTTGTCAACCTTTTTTATTTTTTTGTTGACACAAAGGTTAAATACCCTTAAAATAGAGGTGTGTACGAAAGGAAATCCACATGTTCGCGGCGTTGATACTGATATGTTCGATAGGTCCCATACCAAATTGCATAGAAGCCCACGATACCCGTGGTCCATACCGTACAGAAGAGTCGTGTGAGGTGCGGGTTGCCGAAATGATACGCGATGTAGCCTTTATCGTACCCCCACCCTACGAAGTTAAGTATAGATGTAAGCAAGTAGCAGGTATCTGATGAATCTTCTTCCCCAAACCAACAATCGCAAGCCCGCCCTAACCGAAAAACAGGAGTCTTTCTTGGAAGTTCTGTTCGAGAATGGTGGAAATGTGAACGCAGCAGCCGAATCAGCCGGATATTCCAAGACTTCCGTGTCGTGGCTGCGCGAACGCCTTGCTGACGAGATTGTGGACCGCACCCGCACCATGCTGGCGGGACAATCCCTAAAGGCCGCGAACAAGTTGGTGAACCTGATAGACACCCCAGCCATCGAACGTGGTGATGACCTGCGTATGAAGGCCGCTGAAGCCATCCTGAACCGTGTCGGTCTAGGTAAACAGGAAACAATCAATCATAATGTACAGGCAGTCCACGGAGTTGTCCTGCTGCCACCAAAGAAAGAGGTCGTGATAGATGGATAAAGCAAAAACAGTTACCCCCGCACAGTACGCTGCAGGGGTAGACCGTGGCATAAGAGAGTTGCGGGACCAAATCAAAACCCTTTCCAACTCAACCTTGGGTGCAAAGACGCTGAAGTCAGGGATGTTGTCCCAGACACAGATGGGAAGAGAGACAATGGTGGACAACGCCAAAGAACTCGAATCCCTAAAGGCAGACTTGAAGGCAGCTACCAATAGTGCGGGTGCAGCAAAGAAAGGTTATGCAGCAAGATATGCTGTTGATAAGAACGTGAACCTATCAGCCACTCCCAACGAAACTGTGTATCGCTATCCTTATTCTGAATACTATACAAATTTCAAACCCCAGCGAGGCCGCACAGCTTCGGGAAGTTCTGAAAACAAAAATGGCGACTAAACCCCGCAAACGTGTCCTTGTCCCGCCCGACCCCGCGACATTGGACCAGCCCCGTGGACCGGGGCGACCTAAGAAAGACCCGAACCAACCCACGGCACAGTACAAGACCACTGACAGGGAACGTGCGCGGCGTTCTGTGCAAGCCAAGTTGCGGAATGCAACCAAGGCTGCTGCTAGTCAAGAGATAAAGACCCAGACAAAAAGAAAAAAGGTCAAAAGGCTAAAACAGTCTGCTAAGAAGGTAGAGGATGCTCTCAAGGGAACAAAGACACGGGTTGTTGACCAAGGGGACCTTGCTGCGCTACCTCCAGCAGTGGAAGACCTCGTGGATGGCTCTCCTGTCATCTTCAAGCCCAACCCCGGCCCCCAAGAAGATTTCCTTTCTGCCAGTGAGCAAGATGTTTTATATGGTGGTGCCGCTGGAGGGGGCAAGAGTTTTGCCCTGCTTGCTGACCCGTTACGCTATTGCCACAACCCTAACCATCGTGGCCTTCTTCTAAGACGTACACTCGACGAACTAACAGAACTTATCGACAAAGCTAAACAACTATACCCCAAGGCGTTCCCCGGTGCAATCTTCCGTGAAGCAAAGTCAACGTGGGTGTTTCCATCTGGGGCAACGCTATGGTTCACGTACCTAGACAGGGACAAAGACGTAACCCGCTTTCAAGGACAGGCTTTCAATTGGATTGGCGTAGATGAAATCACACAATACCCGTCCAGCTATGTTTGGGATTACCTGCGTTCTCGTCTTCGTTCTACTGACCCTGAACTCCAGCAACACCTGTGCATGCGCTGCACAGCCAACCCCGGAGGAGTGGGTGGTTGGTGGGTCAAGAAGATGTACATCGACGCTCACGAACCAAATATCGCTTTTGGTGCTAAAGATTTAGATACGGGCAAAACGTTCGTGTGGCCTGTGGGTCACGAGAAAGAAGGCCAGCCGCTGTTCTATCGCAAGTTTGTACCTGCACGGCTGACCGATAACCCCTTCCTGATGGCAGATGGTCAATACGAGGCCATGCTTCGGTCACTCCCAGAAGTCGAGCGTAGACGACTCTTAGAAGGGGACTGGGATGTAGCGGAGGGAGCCGCCTTCCCGGAGTTTTCCCGTTCGCGTCATGTTGTCGAACCGTGGGAGTTGCCAACCAACTGGCCCCGCATACGTGCAGCCGACTATGGTTACTCTAGTCCCTCTTGTGTCCTGTGGGGTGCAATCGACTGGGACAATAATATATGGATATATAGAGAACTATACGTAAAACACTTGACAGCAGAGCAATTAGCTGATAAAATATTAGAATGTGAGGAGTTGGACCCGTTACCACATTATACGGTCCTCGACTCTTCATGTTGGAACAAAACCGGATTCGGTCCGTCCATAGCAGAAACTATGATGCGGGCTGGTGTTAGGTGGACTCCCTCAGACCGCAACCGTCTACAAGGAAAAATGGAACTGCACAGGCGGCTTGCTGACGACCCCTACTCTAACGAACCACGGATGCGGATTTTTTCTACTTGTAAACATATAATCGCACAGCTATCTGGCATTCCACTCTCCAAAACAAACAGCGAAGATGTAGACACGAGAGCAGAGGACCATGCCTATGATGCTTTGCGTTATATGGTTATGACGCGAACAAGTAGTTATACCTCAATACACAAACAGTTGCAAGGTATAAAAGACCAGACCTTCCAACCTTTTGACCAGACCTTTGGATACTGAGTATGGCGGAGCCTACAGACATTCGTACAAAGATGGGTACCGCTGAAAAGATGGTAACGGACGGCACTCTTGCCTTTAGACAATATATGGATATTCCGTATATTCCCGAAGAAGAAGAGTTTTTGTTCAAAGAGTTTGGCGGGAAACCCGGTCAAGGCAGAGTAAAAACACCCAAGAAGCTAACTGTTAAACAGGCGTTTGTTCTTTTGGATTATTCTGGTTTTCCACTTGCGGATGAAAACGCAAAGTTTTCTATTGCATCTTCTATTAAATTAAGTGCGCCAGAACTGTTCGATAATTCTAGCTTCAAAGCCTACGAAAAGAAGTTTGGTAAAACTATGGAGATGCAAGAAAAAGGCGCATCTGCATCCAAAAACATAACAACAGCAAAGACACCGAAGGCAGCAAATCAACCCGTGGCAGAACTCGACCCCAAAACCGCAACTCTCCGTGAGGTTGCCGAAGCTTACGCCAAGAAATCGGGGCGTGGGAAAGCTTTTGTGACTCCGACTCTACAGTATTTTAAAGACATTGCAGATGAACCCGGCTCTGCTCTACGCCTATTCCAAAAGGATGAAGAGGGCCGTACTCTCCTATCTAAAACATTTACTAGCGTACCAGAAAATGCCGCTATCAAAGCTCCTATGCAGAATCTTAGGCAGGTTGGTCTTCTTCTGAAAGAAATCC